AAACAGCATTCCCCTTTTGTAAGTTGCCTTACATTATCTCTTCACGTTGAATATGGGCGAACCAACTTTCATTGTGTAGCAACTCACGCGTTGCTAATTTTTCAATATGTTTAAGAACGTTTTATTTATTATAGACTACAAATATAAAACAAAATATTCGTTAATCCAAATTTATTTTAAAAAACTTTTAATTTTTATTACTTATATATATGTAATTTATTTTCAAACAATACATAATATAAATATATTTTTTAAAATAGTAACCCGTACCGGATTTGAACCGGTGACTTTGCTGTGAAGGAGCAATGACTTAAACCTGACTTGTCGAACGGGCCTTTTATTTTTTTTTGTTACCTCCAAAGGATTCGGACCTTCTCTCCCAGAACCAAAATCTGATGTACTACCATTATACTAAGAGGCAATATTATAAAATAGTTGCTCTACCAAAGAATTAATGCCAACTATGATTCAATATCTTTCAATATCCTCCTGTATGGCTTCTCCTTCATTAATTAATCCATCTAAACTATCACTTTGGTATGTGATTTAATTATTAAGGTAAATAAGCCTATCCTCTTTGAACTATTACCGTTCGAGTACCACATGGAGACCGTGGTGACCAATATTAATCTTACTTAGCTTCAGATTATTTATATACAGTTAATTCCTTATTTCTTTTTATAGCGTGTACCTATTTGTTTAGCTTCATCAACTATTTTATATTTCAAAGAACAATTTTTTCATTATATTTAATTTCTGATAGAAACCAAATATCTAATTTAAATCCTTTATTTCTAACAGCTTTCCATTTTAATTTATCATTTGGTCTTTCATATCCTTTTATTTCTAAATAATAAAATGTATTATCATTGTTATATATTTTAAAATCTAATAGGTATGTATGTTTTTTATTATCAACACCAATATATGCTATTCTGTCATTAGTATATTCCCAATCCTTAATTTTATTATTTTTTTTCCAATTATCTAATATTGTACAAGTTCTTAATTCATATGTACCTTGAACTCTTATATTTTTATAATTATACCATTTAGTTTTTCCACCATATACTGGTTTACCATTTTGATATAATTGTTTCATTATATCAGATTGTAATTTTCTATGTTTATTATTTGTCACTGAACATTCAAATGAACAATATATTTTATTTTTTTTATTAGTTTGAAATTCTTTATCACAATTTAAACATATTTTAGTAAATACAGGTTTTATTATAATTCTTTTATTCTTTATTATAGTAAAATTTATATCTTTTCTTTTTTCTATTTTTATTCTTTTTTTATTAGTTAATTGAACTTTTTCTGAATTTTTAGCTGATTTACTTTTCTTTAGTTTATCTTCTTCATTCCAAATTCTACTATTAGCACATTTACGTGAACAATATTTTTTATACTTACTTTTTTTATATAAATTTTCGGTTATTTTTAAACTATATTCTTTATTACATTTTAAACAATTAAATTTATATACATGTGATGGAAATCTTTTTTCAATCGATTCTATAACATGTTTTTTTCTTATCTGTTGTTCTATATCGTAATTAGGTTTAAATTTACAATGACTTCTATGAGCCATCCATTTATGATGATTTTCACATATTATTGTTTTTTTACAATAATCACAATATTTTTTTATCATATGATTTTTATATTAATTAGTATATTATTTATTATAAATATACGTCATATATAAAAATCGAACTTTATTTATACAAAATATTATTATGTAAAATTTTTGGGTCTTTATTCGGGTATGATCCGAAACTAACAGAACCACAAACTGTCGTGCTACCAATTACACTATAAAGACCATATATCAATATTTCAAACACCATTTATTTTTAGTTGACCCTACTGAACTCGAATCAGTGATCTTTTCCTTATGAGAGAACTGCATTACCAGCTATGCTAAGGGTCAATGTACGGGTCTCTCCCCGAATGTCACCCTCCACTATTCTGTATACATTTAGGCTGTGGACAGGTCTACGCCTTATCGTCGAGTAGATGCGATTTGAACACATGTGCTCCGCATCCCAAATGCGGCGAGATAAACCAGGCTCCTCTACTACTCGTTTTTATTTAATAAAAAAATCCAACTTTTTACAAGTTGGATTTAGATATATTTTTATTTATTAAATATTCATCATATTCCAACTATCCGGTTTTCCTCCTGTTCCGGTATAATATTTGTATGTTGTATGTTAATAAATGTTGTCATTTCAATTTTATTTTTAGTTACTATTTATATATATGTAAATTTTTTCTAAACGTTGTTTTTTATATAATTATTTTACAAATATAAAACAATTTTTTCATTATTCCAAAGTTATTTTAATATTTTTAAAAAAGATTGGTGGTGTGCTGTTACGCCAAAAGCTCCTAGACCAAATTATAGCATTAAAAAGTCTTACATCCCACTGCTTAAAACTAATCTTAATTACATATTCCTCTCGTACTAATGTAACAAACTATAATTTTCTAACTTCACTGATTCTGATGATATAATTGTAGTTGAATATTTCATTAGTACGGTTAACTACGCAAAATCCGCATCAGTTGTTAATTATCTGTGGTTACCCAGTCAGTTATGGTTTACCATATTGTACTTCTACAACTTTTTTCCTACTGGTGATCTTGTGATAATTGTTCAAAGTTCAACAATTAGAGCACTTCCACTTGCTACTCCTTAGATGATGGCTGCTTCCAAGCCCACATCCCAACCAATCTTTTCAAAGAACTTCATTTTGTGTATTACTTTGTAAACTTACATATAAAATTTCGTTATTCCAAATTTTTTGTTGACTTTTTTTCAAATAATTTAATAAAAGTATCTTTTTCTAACATGTCTAAAGATAAGTCAACATCCGCATCTTTTTGTTTATCAACAATTTTAGCACCTAAGGATTTAACAATTTTATTTAAACTTAATGGTTTATTCCATTGTTGATATAATGCCTTTGTTGAAATATTTGATAATTCTGAATTACCTGATACTCTAGTATGTCCGGATCCAAAGTTTAATAATACAAAACATTGACTATCTTTATGTGGAATTAACATACCTAATATTGTTTGTTGTTGAACTGAATTACATTTAATTTCAGCAAACAAATTATTAGGATCCATCATATATTTTTTATTAATACTATCACCTTTACCTATTATAATTTTATAACCGGCTTCAGGATCACCACTGTAAACATTATTATTAACTAATGTTGGATCATTCAATCCTTTATTAGCATATAAATATTCTACAGCTCCATTATTTGCATTTGTGATATCTCCGGAATACATTAAATTTCCACTACCTTGATTATAGGCTGCATTCCATCCTATTTTACCACCAATGTTTAACCCAGATAAATCTAAATCATGTGCTCCCCAAGAGTTTTCCCAATAAATACCAACTGCTAATTTATTTCCGTAAAATCTTGTTCCAGTTGGAATATTACCAACAAACATTTTTTCAGATGTAGGTAATGCGTATTTAATATCTTTAGGAAAAAACACTTTAGTTCCATCTAAATTGTATTTTTCTTTTATATGTTTTAAAATAAATTTATAATTTAACTCATTTGTTTTTATATGTTGTATTGAAGTATTTTCCGCTGTCCATGATTTACCATTTCTTATTCTATAAACAAATGAATCTTGCCCTTCTGCTCTTAAATAAGTTGTTGATAAAGCTTTAAATAAAGCATATAAGGTTGCGTTATTCAACCAATTTTTATCTTCATCTATTAATAATCGATATGTAACTTGATTAAGTGGATTAGATACCAATGGTTTATGATATTTTTTCGATAATCTACTTATTTTATTTATAGTTTTAGGACATCGATTTTTATAAGCTAAAAATAAAGGTTTGAATCTATTAAAAACTTCTGCTAATTTTTCTAATCCAAATTTATTAAAAACTTGAGTTGGATTATATGAACTTGATTTAATTGCAATAATTAAATCATCACTTTTAATTAAAAGAGTTGTGTCAGTAGTTCTGTATATAACATATCTAAAAAATTCAACTGGGTTTTCTGGGTATATATTATAATTTTCAGCAATTTTTACAATAGCTTCTTTGTTATTGATACCTTCTTTACCAGTAAATTGATATTGTAATTCATCAACAATAATTGTTATCAGATCATCAACTGTTTCTTCTTTTAAAGCAATTCCTGATTTTAGTAATGACATGCATTTTTTTAGCATTTCATCTTTAGTGTATGCTTTAATAACTTTATACTTTAACTTTAAATCTGGTATATCAACTATTTCATTTGGTATATACATTTCATCTTGGAACTTACTTCCATATGTAGATATATAATGTAAAATTTGTTCTATTAATAATTCCTCTCTAGAACTTTCTTTTATTTTTTTCCAAGATTTATGAAAAGTTTTGTTTAGATCTTTACCATTTAATTTTTCATTTAAATAGTATTTTAAAATATCATCCTTAGCCCATAACGCATTAGGTTCAATGATAAATCCTTCATCAGAAATAAAAGGAGTAGTAATATTTGTTGATCCTGCTATTACAGCACCAAACAATTTTAATGTTTTCATATTAAAAAATTTATAAGTGAGATGTATTTATCGGAAACGGACCGAAGTCCGTATATTATAGGAACATCTTTTACCTATAAAATAACAAAAGCGGAGAGTATTTATATCCATAGTATAGGAACTCTTTTTGCCTTTCTATTTTAAATGTTAACGAAAAGTATTTATCTTAAATAGTTTTTATAGGAACTTTTTGTG